GCGAAGTTAAACTCCACGGACCAGATCAGCCATTTCAACATGGTTCCGTAATGCGCGGAGAACGCATTGAACGCATTGAGAGGCACCATGCCTTTTTCGCCCATGACCTCCGTTGCCTTGAGGAAGGGGGCAACGAAGATTTCAAATTCGTTTTCGTCCAGACGAAGACAGACGTCCTTGATCATGTCTGCGATCGCGTCCTGGGAAACACCCTTGTTATCCCCCTTGGCGCGGATGAGCTCCGACATTGCCGGGCCCAAGAGCTTCAGAAGACGGACGAGCGTCTTTCTTCCGGGCTCCGCGGCAAGCGCCGTAATGGCATACTCTTTCCCGTCGATCTCTCTAGTAGCTTTATCTAACATGCACCCTCCCTAGGTGTTTGTTTTAGTTACCGCCATCAAAGCGGGCAAGACTTCCGATCCGAATGGTCCAATCTCGTTCTTTCGCCGTACGATCGAACGCCACCGGGGGTGGCTTCTGAATCCAGCAAGCCGCGGCCGTGTACAGCGCGCGCCCTTGACGATCTCGGACGAGAAACGCGCCAACACCCGCACCGTTAGGCGCGTTGAGATCTGTATTATAGAGCGCGCTCAGAAGATCGTTGGAATCCGAGGACTGCATAAGTTTCAGGTGGGCCGTTGCACGTCGATCGTTCGTCTTGGACCGCGTGACCTCTCCGTCCGTACCAACCGTATCCGTGAAAGAGTCCGTTTCCATTTCCAGAGTAAAGAACTCGCCGTCTGCGTACCCGGTGACCGGAATACCTGCAATCGCGATCGTGATTTGGTCTGCGTCGTAATTCTTGGTCTCAGTAGACATCTATTACACCTTAGATCGAAAGATTGCCGGCAATGTTGATTGCATGGATTGCGCCGGCAAGACGTCCAGAGAACGTCACATCCGGGAGCAAGCGATTTGCGCGATCCGTTGCGGAGACGCTCGCAACCAACGGAGCGTCAACGCTAGTCGTCCCCGCGACAAGCCCGCCAACTGCAACGCCTTGAGCCAACTGGGCCTCGATCTCTCCGCGAACGAGGTCCACGGACTGATCCGTATAGCCCAGTTTCGGGCGACTCGCGATCAAGGCAAAGACTCGCTCCGAGATCCGCGCGATAACCCAGTCAACGAAAACAGTGATATCCGCAAACTCTCCCGAGGCCGAAACGCCGTCCCGAGTAATCGAAACCCCTCCCACGGAGGTATAAGAGTTTCCGTTCTTGCTTTTGATGTTGCTGACCTGAGTCGAGGACAGCTTGGAAACCGCGAGGCCCGCGATCGTCTTGAACGCCCAAGTTGCCGCACCCGGAGCAAACGGAAGCATCACGCCAAGCCAGCCCGCTCCACCGAACGAGTCCTGAGACTCCGTGTACAGGCCGATCGAGCGCGCGTATCCAAGGTCCTTGAGGTCCGAGAAAAGACCGGTAGCTGCAAGGACCTCTGTATCCGAGGTGTGGTAGCAAAAAACAACCTTCTGAGCCTCCGCCCATTCGGCCGCTTCCATGATTTCTGCCGTCGCATTCGAGTCAATCACGAGGCCGTAAAAGTCCGAGTCCGCCGCGCGAATTAGATTGAGATCGGCCTGAATGCCGCCGTCCGTGGTAACGTCCGCGATCGAGAAATTCCGCAGTGCGTCCACGACATACTTAACCGTGTGAAGGACGCAAGGATCATCCGAGGTAATGTCTACGTGAGTCCCACTGGATCCGTCCGCGGAGAACGTATTATCCGCGATCCCATTGATTGCCGCGGCGAGATCCGTACAGATCTCCGCAACCGTAGGATCCGAGTCCGCCGTTGCGAAAACCGCGGTCCCGTCCACCTCGACTTGATACTTATCGCCCTCCGCGGGGGTGCCCGGAACGAGACGAATAATCTGCGTCCAATCCGTGTCGCGGCGACCGATCTTCACGGTACGCGGACGCGGGTTCTGACTGAGGATCAGGCGCATCGCATTGTATGCCGGATCGGTCGTTTCGAAGCCTTCGTCAATCAACGCGGACAAGGCCGTTGCGGCCGAATACTCGCGGACCCGCGCATCGTCGTCCCAGTTGTCGTGAAAGGCCGCGATTAGAGGAGTACCAAAACCCGTCTGAGAGACGCGGACGGAGTCCGTAGTAACGGTAACATTTACGATATCTTCAATCGGCATTATTCAGGCTCCGAAAAAATCTCATCCGTTAGATTCGGCGGGTGCGGCAACTCGGTTCCATCCGTATTCTTCAGTGTGGAACTTACCTCGATACTTCCGATGGTTCCAATTGAGGTATCGGATTCGGAGACGAGATAGGTTACTACCAGCTCGAAAGCGGAGGTGGATTCAATGTGCTTATCTACGTTGTAGTAATTAATCGTGGGCCTGCACTCCACGATCGCGATCCCGGAGGCCTGGAAATGCTCCAGTACAGATGGCTTTACGAGGGACGTCCGGGCCTTTTCTATATAGAAAGTCGCATGATTCAGCGGCTTGTGCGCACGGACGATTGCCTTGCAAAGAAACGCACACTTTCGCCGGCCGTAGACCGTAGGGATAAGCTGGTTAACGTTGTCCGGATCGTCTTCAAATTTGACGAAATCTTGGCCTATTGACTGAATCGTTGCGGGACGCGTAATCATCCCGTAGCCCTTGAGCCGGATGTGATGCCGGGAGGTGGCGTTCTCCCAAACGGTATGAAGTCCCGTAGTGGCCTCGAACCACTCCCTCACGGACTCCTGAATATCGTCAAAGGTTGCCACTAGTCTTCCCGGACCTCGTAATTTATCGAGCCTTTCAGCTGTCCCGTATCAATGAGCGGCTTAGAGGAGCCCTTCTTATCGATCGTGCTTTGTGCATTTTCCGGAGGGAAAAAATCGTTGATCTTCCCTACGATCTTGGCTCGGATAAATTCACCTATCAGGCCTAGGGCCTGTTTCTCCTGTATCTTGCCCTCTAGAACACCCTTGGCCAAACGGCGGATAAGAGATCCGATCGGTCCTTCGTTGGCGTCCACAGTCGCGGAGATGAAGGGGCGTGCGGGAATATTGCTCGTCCCGAAATGGTTCCACGTGGCAACGTCCGCGACCGTGGCGCCTTCCGTGCCCTTGTGAGGCTCATCCTTGACGATCCCGATCACAACGTGCTTTTCGGGCTCTAGTAGCTGTCTACGAATCTTTTCCCATCCCTTGTCTTTCAGGATGGTTCCGGATGCGGCCACTACCGAGACACCGCGCAACGAATCGGGAGTGCGCGGAGCATTTCTTTAAAGACAACGTTGTACGTAGAGTCTGTCCCGGACTTGTCCCGAGCGTCCTCTCCGAGTGGACTCATGGCCAGAAGGTGCGCGGCCTTGTACAACACGGCCGTTTCGTATCGAGTACCCCAGATCGATTTACTTACGAAATTCTTCGCGTCCCGGATCGCATTGTCGATGGCCTCCGGTGCGTCCTCCGAGATATCGGAAAACTCCGGGAACTGATCAACGAAACCGTCCGCGTCAAGAGCCATAATTATACGTAGGTGAATCCGCCAAACGAGTAGGCATTTCCGTAAAGGACAGTATCAACCAAAACGTTGACGGCGCCAAAATCGAAGCCCGCAGGAGTTGCCACGGTCAATTCGGTGTCATTCACGATTACGAGGTCCGTTCCCGGAGTCCCGTCAAATGCAACATATTGTGCATTTAGGAAGCCGATTCCGGTAATCGTTAATGTCGTGCCTCCCGCGAGAGGGCCACTAGTTGGCGACACGTCCGAAATAGAGACACTCGAGACATATTCGAACGCGTCGTCTACGTGCGCCGCACCCTGCGGACCAGAGACGTCCAATCCCGCGAGGCCCAAGCCCCCGGTGAGCTCGAAAGTAGAGGCCGGGGAAATAGCGTGAAGCTCCAAATCGGAGATCACGACAACGCCAGTGCAAGCGTTTCCGTTTATTTTCACGGAATCCGTACGAGTAAAGCCGCTCCCGGCAATTACCAGGGCCGTACCGCCCGCTGCGCTGCCGGACGCGGGCGTGATTTCGTCGATCTCCAC